TGCCATCTGCTGATGCCGTGCGCCGCCGCGCCGTACCACTGCGCCCAGCCATCGCTCTTCGCGACGTTCAGAGCCCAATCAGTCGACGCCTTCCAGGCGTGCCAGTCACCGGGTTGATACTTCGTGACCGCCGTGAAGTCGTTCCCCATGCCGGCGGTACTGTTCGCGCCCCACGCCGCGAACGCCGTCCCCGCGCCGCCGTAGTGAAGTTGAAACGGCCAGTACGACATACCGGTATACGGAGCGTTGTCGACGAAGTTTCCGACCCGCATATAGTCGCGCGACCCGCCTTCGGTATCGGCTACAGCGATCGCAGTAGACGGGTCGATCCCGCGCTGCGTCGCCGCCGCAGCGATGTAATCGCTTACTTCCGAGCCGCCGCCCAGGACGGGCGTCTTCGGAATCCCTGACGGTGACGGGCCCGGAGTCGGGACGGTCGGACTCGGCGTCGGGGATGGCGTCGGACTGGGCGTCGGAGTAGGCGTGCTCCCGCCGCCCCCGGGCGACGGCGACGGATTCGGCGCCGGTGTGTTCGACGGCGGCGCCGGCACGCTCCCGCCGCCACCGCTCCCGCCGCGGCCCCCGCCCCCACCGCCACCGCCTCGACTGAACGTCGGCGGCTGTTCGAGCTCCGGCCGCTGCTCGCCCGGCAGATACTGGACGATTTTGTCGATCTGGCGGATGATCCAGGCGAGGAACTGCGCGAAGTACGACGCGTTCTCGCTCGCGTCGCCGGCCGCGTCGGAGACGTTGCGGAACCAGCCGGCCAGGTCGAGATGGTTCACGATGTACTCGCCGAAGCGGCTGATACGGTTGAGGATGTCCGCCCAGTTCTCGGCGGCGTCCGTCTTCGCGAGCTCGGTGTTGAAGTTCTGCCACCAACCGACGAGCCCCTGGATCGCCGTTCCGAGCGCGCCGGCGCCGCTCGCCATGTCCGGAAAGCCCGTGTCGATCCACCACTCGCCGGCGACCTTCGCGTGGTCCCACATCCACGACGCCCAGTCCGCGAGGGCCGGTATCAGCGTGCCGGTGAGCCACTGCCAGAACGCGTCGCCGGCGCTCTGGAGCGTCGGCCAGCCGTACGTGATGAACCACGTGTAGACGGGGCTCAGCCGGTCCTGGAACCACGTGTACCAGTCCGACAAGGCCGGGAAGAACGACGTCGTGAGCCACTGCCAGACGGCGGTTCCGGCGCTCTGCAACGTCGGCCAGCCGTAGTCGATGAACCACGTGTAGATCGGCGAGAGCCGCGCCTGGAACCAGTCCCACCACTCGTGCAAGGCCGGGAAGAGCGTGCCGGTGAGCCACGTCCAGAAGACGGTCGCGGCGTTCTGGAGCTTCGGCCAGCCGTAGTCCCTCAGCCAGGAGAGCGCGTCGCTGATCTTCGAGCCGAGCCAGTCGTACAGCGTCGAGAGGGCCGGGAAGAGCGTGCCCGTGATCCACGACCAGACGGCCGTCGCCGCCGTCTGGAGGGCCGGCCAGCCGACCGACGTCAGCCACGTGAGCGCGCTGCCGACGGACGCCTGGAGCCAGTTGTAGAGCGTCGTGAGCGTCGGCACGAGCGTCATGGTGACCCAGTCGCTGACGGTCGTCATCGCCGCCTGGAGCAACGGGAAGCCCGTCGACGCTAACCAGTTGAGCGATAGCGTCAACGCCTGCGCGTACCAGTCGTTGAGCGTCTGCAAGGCCGGGAAGACGACCGTCTGGAGCATCGTCACGTACGCGTTGAACGCCGCTTGCAGGAGCGGCAGCGCCGTGTCCGCGAGCGCGCGGAGCGCGAGCCCGAAGCTCTCCGCGAGCTGCCCCTCCTCCGACCACATATCCGGGAGCGGATCGCCGCTGACAGCCGCGACGAACGCGCGCCACGCGCCGCCGATCCGGAAGAGCGTCGTGACGATCGCGTCCATCACGTCCGGCCCGAGATAGTCTTCGAGTCGGAAGAACGGATTATCTTCGAGCGCGCCCTCGCCCGTCAGGATCTGGTAGATCCCCTGTATCGCCTCGATCGTCGCGTCGATCGCGTCGGGGATCGTGTTCGCGAACGCCTGGATCATCGGCTGCCACGCCTGCAACGTCGTCGCGACGGCGGACATCATCTTCGTCAATATCGGCAAGAACGCGTCGCCGATCGTCGTCGCGACGGCGAGCACGGCGTTCATCGCGAGCTTCGACTGCGACTGGAACGTCGCGGACATCTTCGCGTACGCGTCCGCCGCCGCGCCGGTGGCGTTCTTGTTCGTGTCGAGCGCCTGCTTGACGAACTTGAGCTGATCCATCAGCGTCTGCGCGCCCTGGCGCGCCTGGATGTCCGGGAAGATCTTCTGGAGCGCGTTCGCCCGCTCCGCCTCCGTCATCTTCGAGAGCGCCTGTTGGAGATCCGCCAAGAGCTCCGTCGTCGGTCGAAACTCGCCCGTCGCCGTCTTGGTCTTGACGCCGAGCGCCTCCATCTGTTTCTGCGCCTCGGCCGTCGTCACCTTCGAGAGGAAGTTGTTCAGGTTGTTGATGTTCTGCGCGGCCGGCCCGCCCTCACGCGTGACGCCGACGATGAGCGCGCCGAGCTCGTCGATGCTGACGCCGGCCGCCTTCGCGGACTGGGTGACGGGCCCGAGCGACGACGCCAGCTCTTGCCCCGTGACGACGCCGGCGGCGACGGTGTTGAAGAACACGTCGGAGATGTGGCTCGCCTGGTCGACGGACGCGCCGTATGCGTTCATGACGCCCAGGATCGCCGTGCCGAACGTCTGCGCGTCGGTCTGTGCGCCGACGGCGCCCTTCGCGAACTCCTCCGTGAGCTTGAGCGCGCCGGCCGTGTCCGTGTCGTAGCTTGAGAAGATGTTGTAGAGCGCGTCGCCGAGCTGCTGCGCGCTCTGCGGCACCCGCGTCGACATCTCGTTCAATGACTTGAAGACGGCGGACGTGTCGATGTCCGGCTTGATCGTCGAGATGTTCGCGACGCTCTGTTCCAGGTCGGACGCGGACTTGACGCCGACGGCGAGCCCGGCCGCGATGGCGGAGCCGGCCGCTAACGCCGCGCCGCCGAGCAGCCCCGGCAGCGACCCGGCGACGCCCTCGACCTTCGAGCCGAAGCTCTTAAGCTCTTTCTCGGCGGCGCTCGTGTCGGCGCCGACGATCACCTGGAGTTGTGCGATGACGTCTTCGGCCATCTAGATCCCTAGCGGTGCGCGCCGGCTGCCTGGCGCCGTTCGTTCGCGCGCGCGTGCATCGCCTCCGACTTCAACTCCGCCGCCCGCGTGATGCGGACCCAGCAGCGCCAGATCATGCTGGCGTGAGTTCGAGCGAGTCCGGCGAGCTCCCACGGAGCGATTCCCGCCCATTGTGCGTCGAGGATGACGACCGCGAAGTCCGGGCAGTAGCCGAGTCGCCCGCCGGTGTAGAGGTAGTTCGCGAGCGCGTCGACGACGCGGACGCGGTCTCCGTCTTCCGTAGCGATTTTGGGTCCGCGAAGTCTTCCAGGATGTTCTGCGCGATCGTGCCCGTGAGCGCGACCGGCAGCGCGCCGAGCACGTCCGTCGTGAGCGGGAGCGGCTCGCCGCCGCGAGAGAGATCCCACGAGAGCAAGATCGTCGCGAGCTGCTCCAAGAGCGGCTCGACGTCGTGCGGCGGCTGGCCCAGTCGCAGCCAGGCCCGCTGCAGGTTCATGCCGACCCGCTCCGGCTGGTACTCGATCGTCAATTCCTGGTCTTTGTACGGCACGTGCAAGCGTGCGCGGTTCGCTTCGAGCGCGTCGAGGTCCACAGATCCTCCTTCTGGAAGACATCGGCCTGCCGCTAGAGCGTGGACTGGTCGTTCGTGAGCTCGATCGAGACCCAGTGTCCCCAGGTCGCGTCGTACACGTTCCTGAACTTCCATTCGAGCGTGCTGAGCCCGTTGACGTCGCCTCTCGACGGCGCGTCGTTCACCTTGAGCGCCGCGTCGATCCGCAAGCGGTAGGCGATCGTCGTCTCGATGATCGGCCCGGTCGCCTCGCAGCGGACGAAGACGGTCGTGCCGGCCCGCATGTTGTTCACGAGGGCGCGCCCGACCGTGTCGTTCCCGAGCTGCAGGGTCGCGGCGATGTCGGGCGCCGAGACGGTGTGCGCCGCGTACGAGGCGAGCGTGCAGTCGAGCGGCCACGCCATGTCGTACAGGCCGGAGAGCGTCCAGTCGTACGTGAAGTC